GAGAAATTTAGGATTCTGTAGAGCGCCATCTACCGCACTATCTGCTAAAACCCTGTTTGCAAGAGTACTGAAAACTACTTCCTGATTAATATCAAACGGCCATCTGTGATGCCTTAAAGACCGAACAATTCCATCTACCCCAGATTTATATCCGAATATCTGATAAATATTCGCCAGATATAAAGCTGTCCTTGTTATCGATATCGTCATGGGATCTGTAACACCAGGAACCAACTCAGCTATATAGTCTCCAAAACCTATTCCTCGTACCGGTTCGAGTGTCCGTGCTTCTGACGGATCAAATGTCGCTACTACTCCGAGCTGCTTTGGCAGCCCCTGAGCATTATAGGCAAAAATCCGGTTTTTAGAGCTAATAACTGAGAGGGTATTAGGCGTCACGCCCTTATTGAATACATAGCTGTCATAATCACGAGCCATTTATAACCCTCCTGTTTACAATATTTATCAAATTATTACTGAAAAAGCAGATCTAAACGCTTCTGCTCCTCAGCACTCAGATCCCCTAAATCATCCGCCGTCATAATCCCCATCTCCATCTCAACACCTTCTACATTCGCCAAAATCCCAGTATCTACAACACTCTTTGGGGTTTTCTCGGCCTCTACTTCAACTTCCATAGGAACCTTTTCCAACTTCTTTTCCGCCGTCTCTGGTTTCTTTTCCGCAGGAACCTCTGGAGTCGTCTCTTCTTCAGGAGCTTTCTTAGCCCCTTCTTCAGGAGCTTTCTTAGCCCCTTCTTCAGGAGCTTTCTTAGCCTCTTCCGATTCTGCTTTCTTTTCCTCCACAGGAGGTTTTAACGGACATTCAGCTTTTTCCGCCCAAGGACCTGTACCATCAGGTTTACCAGGACCTTTCATTTTACCAGCAGCTTTTTCATCACCAATGATCTCGGCAATAAGCGCCCGTTTAACAGCATCAGATGCCTTCTTCGTCCATTCTTCCTTACTCTCATCTTTTGAAGGCTTATCATCATCTTCTTTTGATGATGCTTTCTTCTCTTCTTTCTTTTTTCCACCTTTTGCACATGTCATGCAATAAAGTGTCTGCCCACAGTCGGGACATTTCTTTTTCCCGCCTGCCGCCGTAATATCTTCAGATGCCTCGATCTGAAGCCCCTCGGCATTTTCTACTGTACGATTAGCCAACTCTTCATCAGACATTTTTGATAAAGCATAAACCATCGTACGAAGATCTTTTGCTATGGGGTCATTTTCTTTAAATTGCTGAGAAAAAACTCCCAGACCTGCAGTTAATGTTTTACGATCCATTATTAAAGCCTCCCTTATTAGGTTTTTTCTTCCAGGGTAAAAATCAGAGTTGTGACCCTGCGTACCATATAAAGCTTTCGCTTCAGCCACAGCTCTATCATATGAATCATTCTGTAACTTCTCCTCAGGCCTGAAATACATCCTGTCTTCAAGAGGATATTTTGTCGGGTCAAAAAGAAGATCCAGAATATTATTAGACATCTTATCCATAACAATCCTTTTTATAAGGAATCCTCTGATTAAGCGCCCCGCCCTCAGAGGATTCCTGCAACCACCTCTAACTACTGCGAAGATTATACTGAATCACAATCCACAATATCGGAAGAACCGGACTGTAGAAAGCTTCAGCACGAATGATAGTCGGATCAGATGCATCAGGCACAGCCTTAACGCCCTCATACGCCTTAATAATCTCAGCCTGCTGTACAGCCCGCAGATATGAAGAAAGCGTCTGTTTTATATCATTGGTCTTAGATGCAAGATTCTTCTGACCAATATATGGCTGCAACACTGCCCTTGAACCCTTCTGAATAAAGTCTTTAATCTTTATCACAGACGGTTCCCTGGTCAACACAGACGACGTATCAGTAGTTACCGCATACCGGATAAGAATATTGCTGGCCTGCTCCTGCAACAACGTCAGACCCGAATTAGCAGTCTGAATAGCAGTGATAGAATCAAGCCGCCTGTAAAGTCTTGTGAACCCTACAACAGGCTTATTCGTCAATGATACAGCAACATCAAATGCCGGAGATGTATCACGTCCGGCTATCGCAGCAGCCAGCAAAGACCCATCCATCAGATATTCAACCGACTGACCAAGCTCATCAGTAATGGTAACGATCCCACCATCAGGATATATACCAGTCATTCTCTCAGACTTCAATGACCGTGCATATGCCTGAGCCGATGTCGGAGATGTCCCTACCGAAAAACCAAAATAAGACATACGCTCATTAGCATATCGAATACCCGACTGTATGATATTTGAGGTCTTCAAATAATTCAACACAGTCTGATTCGGTGTAACAGGCTCCACCAACACCGGTCTGTCACCACTATCCATAGGTTCATTGAAATAATCAATACCCGTAATATAACGACTCGAAGGAGCATCATCACTCCCAGTAGTCTTCTGTATCTGAAGAAGAGCCACCGCAGCAGCTCCATTCAAAAACGCCAAATGAGCCGCCATACCCAATCTGTTTGTTGCAGATAAAGGCCCAGTAGATGCTAATGCATTTCTCTCAGAAACATAAAGAACAGCACCCGAGGTCTGCACACCATCACTATCAAAAAGCTTGGTCTTATTAAATGTTACATAATAATAGTCACCTATTCTGGGCTCATCACCACTCATATTATATGTAGTAAGAACCCCAGTATCCCCTACACCTACATCCTCAGTGTCCGTAACCGTTACTCTTATACCCGGAACAGCCCTGGTAGGAGCAACCGATGTCACGAAAGTAGGAGACACTGTATATCCAATGACATCTGCCGCAGCATATACCACTGAAGACCCTTCATTAACTGTAACCCTGAAACCAGTCTTATTATCGATATACGTTTGATTCAGATATCCGGTATTATCTCCAAGAGACCCTGAACCTCCAGAAACACTGGAAGTTACCGCATATGATGTAGCATCGACAAAAGTCAATGACACTGTTTCGGCAACAGCATATCCAGGAATAACCTGTGCATCACTATTCAATGCACCTGTACCACTTGGATATGTGACATTCTCAGTACCGAAATCAGGATCAGCAACCGTAGTATCACTGGTAGACCATGAAACATTCATGGCAGTACCACTATAGGTACCATCCAAGGTATATTGACCTGCTCCGGTAATTCCTGCTACTGTATTGGTAATCGTCCAGATATCATCAGGAAGCTGATTGTGATATTGAGTCACATATACTTCGTTTCCTGAAGCAGGAGCATTTGCCAGTTCAATAGTCTTTGTCGCAGGATCCATGGTAATAACATCAATCACGGTAGCATCAGTAGGAGAAGTACCATAATATGCCGTAACATGATCAGGATTATCAGAATCATATCCAAGACCCTGACCTGACTTCGGTGTGTATTCCAGAACGAAAGAGGCATTTGTGCCATCTACCGTACCTGTTGCAGATCTGCGAAATACTCTGTTATCAAAAAGAGTACCTGAAATCTGGGTGTCATCAAGATATTCCGTAGCAATCGTATGCTGACCGGAAGCAACTTTGAATGAATGTCCCCAGTTAATTGTCTTGAACTGACCAGTAGAATCCAGAACATAATCAGTCCCGGAAACAAAGTCTGAAGTTCCCGGACTATATCCTACTTTTGTAATCTCCGTAACATATGGAGAAGGCAGAATATCTGCTGTATCCTGATATTCATTTGAATAATAGGTACAGGTCAATGTCTGACCAAGTGTAGGAGCTGAAGATAAGGTAAATTGTCCGGAATCCCCATCAAGAGATGCCGCAGCTACTGTTGTCCCATCTACTTTAACAGTAATAGTTGAAACATCAGTAGAAGTAATGCCACCATCATCCCCCTGTACAATAGGAGCATAATGGACTTTAAAAGTTGTACGTGAACCATCTACCTGATCATCTAAATCTTCATCAGTATGAAGAGTATCAGTCCGTTTATAATAATAATCAACAAGAACTGTACTTCCAATAGCAGGAATATTGACCAGATAAATTTCTCCTGTCGAACCATTTACAGAAGATACTGGTACCGGATCTTCATCAACATAAACTTTTACGTCATTAGCATTGGTAGTAGTAGTACCAGTACCATTTCCTGAAACAATAGGAAAGAAAGTAACGATAAAGTTACGGTTGGACCCGGTCAGTTGAGAAGAAACATCTTCACCATAAATAGCATTATCAGAAACCGAACTGGAACCCCGAATCATTTCAAAATTATTCACAGGAATTGCTTCATCAGCAACACCTACAAATGCAGGAAAACGTAAACCTCCTGCTGCAGTGACTCTTGGGGGTTCGTTCAGGGTTTCAGTATAGATCCCCGGAAAAGCAAAACTTTCAAATGGGCCTATCCCCATACTTAACCTCCATTAAAGATTGTTCAGAAATCTTAGATACTAAATCTTATTTAGATCTGTAAATTTTATTTGTTATATTATTTTATATAGAGGTTAAAAGGATCCTTGCTCGTTAAACTGAGCGTGGCCCCGTTTTTTTCTTTCTTCTCTATGCTTCTGAAGCGCACCTACATATTCCGTACGCTTCTGCTTCTCATTACCATTACCAAGACCCATTACCGGCATATATTTGCCATTGCTATCCTTAGGCAAGCTGACTTCCTTCAGGTCACTATTCTTACGTCTCTTATTCTGACGCTCCGAATATACCTGCCATCTCTTGTCAGCCTCCCGACCTATACTCATATCAATAGTCTCATTCGATGTCCCACCACTCACCACCGGAGCAAAAGCACTCATCTTCCTGTCTGCTATCGCCCCACATTTCTTACAAGCCATCTCAGAGATATTAGTCCTAACCAACTCCTCAAACAAACAGCCACAGACTTTACATTCATACTCATACAATGGCATATATTATACCTTCTTATTTTATTATATATATTAGCTCATTCTATTAGAAGATTATTATGTCAGTTTTTCATACCCTAGACTAGGGTATCTAATAACCGTCCTCGTATCAGCAATGAAAGTAGCATTATTATTAGAAT